AACAAGGAAAAAACGGGAGAACGGATACTTGCTTTTCTAAAAGGGTAAGCCATAAGGAACTGCATTTACAAAACGAAACTGGTTATCCCCGACAAGTTTTAAGTTTTGCAAGCGAATCGAAAACAGTACATCCTACTCAAAAACCTGTTGCCCTACTGGAATACCTTGTCTATACATATACCAATGATGGCGAAACAGTGTTGGATAACTGTATGGGTTCAGGGTCAACAGGCGTGGCCTGTATGAATACCAACAGACGATTCATCGGAATTGAATTAGACGAAAATTACTACCATATATCGAAGAAACGAATTGAAGAAGCACTACATGTAGTGGGTAAATAAAACAACCATTTGGTAAGGAGGAATATGAACTGTCTTAGATGTGGGAGGAAAATTGATTCAACAACGGACGGAATCCAGACGTGTAATGAGTGTGTTGACGCAAGCGAGTCCGTAGACTTTTCAAAGCAACTTGGCATACATTCCGGATGGTTTTGTCCGAAGTGTGGTGCTGTGCTTGCGCCTACACAAAACTATTGCGTGTTCTGCGCTCCAACGCCACAGGCAAGATGGGATATCCTGTGAATAAAAGGGGGATTTGGTTCGTCCGGAATACTATACAGTTTTCAGGACAACAACGCTAATAAAACGTCAATTTGTTAAGGGGGCTAAATGAAAGTTGTTTTGACGAGTGGATTTGATGTCGAGATTTCACTTGAGGCTTTTCGGTTATATAAGAAGAAATCAGGGCTTGACCTGTTTGCTTACGATGGGTGGGATGACGAGGATTGTGTGCGAACCACCAACTTTAGGCGAATAGACGATGATGTTGTCCCAGACTATGAGCCAATGTATGTTATTTGCGACAAAGACCTTGGAAAGGTCGCAACGCAGGAAGATGTGTACAAGCACAGAGTGGACGGGTTGTTCGATGACAGGACAGACCCGACCCTGATTTCTGTTCTTGAAGAACTTGGTGGCAAAGCACTGGGCTATACCGGCCTTTCTATCGCAGAAATCCCGGACGATATTGAATGGCATATCGAGGTGGACTTAGACACACATACAGAATGGATTGAGGAAGGGCCACCGAGAGAGCGCCGTGAAATATGGTGTGGCGAACCAATTAAGAGGATATGGGATTAGCCAAATGTAAATTTCATTAGGAGATTGCTGATGAAATATCGCTTCTATTCACAGGAGGTGAACTGAAATAAATACAGAGAGATCAGAGCAGCATAACAGGACGCTTGATAGGCTACACGAGATTTTCTTAGAGAAGAACGCACTTTACGGCAACAGCACCTCAGACACATTCAAGAAGTTCGGGGCGCTTTCTTATGCCGTGAGGCTGAATGACAAACTAAAGCGTTTCCATTCGCTCGTCCTGCTACCGGATGGCAGGGAGGGGACGGATGACGAGAGTATGGTGGACACGCTTTTGGATATGGCAAATTATGCGATTTTGGCCGTGATGGATATTGAGGCATCAAGAAAGGACAATGCTATTTGACAAACGATAATATTGTTTTATATACGCTTTTAGATTGCATCCACTGTGAGCGCATGAAAGCGAAGTTGGATAAACTTGGCTATGAGTACACGACCGTGAACAACGTGGATGTGTTGGAAATGAAGGGTATCCCACTTGTCCCAGCACTTGAAATCAATGGCAAGTTGCTTCAGCACCAAGATGCTTTAGATTGGGTTGATGATAAGGTGGATGAACTCAGCGCAGATCAGAACAAGCCCTTCTTGACAAAGGCGTTCTTGCGCAAGTACCCAGACCACCCAAAGCACATGAACTCTATCGGTGCCTTTGTATACTACCGAACATATTCACGCTATCTCCCTGAAAAAAAACGGCGTGAAACATGGAAGGAAACTGCCTCGCGGACTGTTGAGTATAGCGTTGGTCTGGATAGGGCACATCGTATTAAAAACAGGATGCCAGTGCCGGACAAGTGGTTGCGCAAAGAAGCGCAGGAACTCTTTGACGCACTTTTCAATCTAAAAATGTTTGTTAGTGGTCGGACGCTTTGGGTTGCGAATACAGAGGCCGCCAGAAAATTTCCAATGGCAAACTTTAACTGCTCTTTTACCAATGTTGAGGAGTGGTCTGATTTACCAGAGATTTTCTATTTGTTGATGCTTGGGTCTGGGGTTGGGTTTAAGTCAACAAAAGAAATGGCTGCTAAAATGTCACCGATTCGTATTAATACTAACCTGGTTATCTCCCCATACAAGCCCGTTCCTGACCATGAGCGACTTGAGAATACGAGTTTGCGAACACTTGAAAATGGCTACGCTAAAATTTACGTAGGGGATTCAAAAGAGGGCTGGCGCGACGCTCTTGACGCTTACCTAAAAATACTAACAGAAGAGCGATATGATTTTATCCATACCGTTAAAGTGTCGTTTAACTCTGTCAGGCCAAGGGGAGAAAGGCTTAAAACGTTTGGGGGAACCGCTAGTGGCCCAGAGCCTCTGATGGAAATGTTTAGGGGAATTGACAACGTTCTAAAGAACAAGGTTGACCCTTACTTAGAGCCTATCATCCCTGACGAAAAAGGGTATGGCAAGGTGCGTCCTATCCACATCCTCGACATTGAAAACTTGATTGGGAATAACGTTGTAAGTGGTGGTGAAGGTACTTATGCCTCCACTATAAAAACACTCCTTTTTATCGGTGAAACTCTCTAAGAGACGACACCGAGGGAAGTAACGATAGTAATTCAGCGCCCTCGCTTCTTAGGAGGTGAGAGCATAGATCAGAAACGCTTTTATGTTTATGAGTTCTTCAAAACACAAAACAACGAAGTATTTTATGTTGGCAAAGGTACTGGGAGCCGCATGTACGACAGGACGCATCGCAACCCATACTTTTTGAATGTCATAAACAAATACGAGTGCAAGAGCCGTAAGGTTTACGACAATCTTACTCACAGCGAAGCCATTGATCTTGAAATTGCACAAATTGCCAAAAGAAAATCTGAGGGGCAAGCATACTGCAACTTAACAGATGGCGGTGAGGGGTTCCCTTCCGGCCCTGAAAACCCTACTTATTTAAGGGACTGGAATGGTGAAAACAACCCGTTTTACGGCAAAGAGCACTCAGAGGAGACCAAGCGCAAGATTTCCGAAAATCGCAAGGGGAAGGGCGGGCAGCCCGGCATATTAAACCCCATGTATGGCAAGGAAGGTATGGTGGGAGAAGAAAATCCCATGTATGGCAAGACAGGGTTCAAGCACCATAACCACAAAAAGATACTTGCTCAGTACCCAGATGGCACGAAAGAGTATCTTACGTCTAAACAAGCGGAGAAAAAGTTTGGCGGGTCTCCATTTAATAGAGTGAGAAGCACAGGCGGTGTGTTAGAGTACCGGAAGAAGTGTGCGAACAAAGAACTCTATGAGGGCGCAATAATTACTATCGTTAAACCTGTAACGACCATCGAAAAGTGAGCCTAAGTCTACAGGCAATATAACTTAGTAGAGTACACCCAAGCGGGTGGAAACAGGGAGCCTCACGCAATGTGAGTGAAGATATGGTCTAATCTGTATGGCGACATACAGCAGTTCATAAGAGAACGCGTTGGGATTAGCGACCCCAGCGGAATGTAAATGGTAAGAAGGACAGCCTCGATATTCCTTTTCGATGCAGATGATTACGAAAGCCTGTTTGCGAAGTATGCAATGTATGGGCTTTGGTCTGAAGAGCAGTTCAAGCATCACGAAAAAGTGATTGAGGAGCTTGAAAGGCTGGGAATCCCAGTTCCGGGGTCTTTCAAAGAGATTGGCGAAAGGCAATACGATTCTAAGATCAATGGGGATAGCCCCTTCTCTCCTGCGAGAAAGGGCATTGCTCACCGGAGAATGTCAAACAACTCTATTGCGTTCACATCAAAACCATCTGATGAGTTCTTGAAATTCGTATTTATGATGATGCGCAATGAGGGTGAGCCTGGCTTTATCAATTTGGAAGCCGGTCAAAAACGCAGGCCCAATATGCACGGTATCAATCCGTAAACTAACATGCGGATGTAAAAGTGGGTGAATTGCTGGAAACCCCTAACGAAGTGCTTCGGACGATACCCCGAAGTTGAAGGCGAGGGCAATCAGCAGCCAAGCCGTCAGAGACGGAAGGTTCAGAGACTACTGGGGGGTGTGCGAACATCCTTAATAACCAGATTAGCGCCCACCTGCATTTATGCAGATGATATAGTCCATGCTACAACGCTTTTTGCGGCTTGGGAAACCAAGTGTGGTAAGGTGCAGAAATTTTACTTGATTCAAAACAACAGTGCAACTTAACAACGATAAACTTGGCCGGACATGTTGCTGAAGACGGTTCGTTTAACGAGGATAGCATCAAGAGCGCAAAGCATGTCCAGGCGTTGTCAGTCAGGGCGGGCATCCGCATGACATTGGTTGACCTTGAACTGCCCAAGTGGGACGCCAACAACAAGCGTGACCGTTTGACTGGGTGTTCCATGACGGGCATCCAAGACGCTCTTTCAAAGGTGAGCGTTGACGAGCAGAAAAAAATCTTGTCTGAACTCAGGGATGTCGCCCACACAGAGGGGATGAGGTATGCAAGCGAATTGCGAATTGTCACGCCCCTGCTTACCACGGCACTAAAGCCTGAAGGATCGCAGTCCATTGTTGCTGGGGGCGTATCTCCAGGGGTCCATGACTCTCATTCCCCATACCATATCAGGCGTATTAGAATTGCGGACAATGACCCCCTTGCCCAAACTGCTATTGATCTTGGGTGGCATGTTGAGAAGGATAGCACTTCTCCTGGGAACCTTGTGGTTGACTTTCCAATCAAGTCAAATGCTGTTAGGACAAAGGATGATGTGTCTGCTATTGAGCAATTCAATCGCTATCTGATGTTCCAGGAATACTACACCGACCACAACACCAGTAACACCATTACTGTCAAGCAGGACGAGTGGGATAGCATTGAAGATGCTGTTAGTAAGAACTGGGACAATTTTGTGGGCGTTTCTTTCTTGTCACACTTTGGTGGCAACTATCCGCAAGCGCCCTACGAGGCAATCACAAAAGAACGCTACGAGGAATTGGCATCATCAATGAAGCCGTTTAATCCTGATGTGTTGACGAAGTACGAAAGCGGCGAAGACCACCTGCTTGACGACAACGACCCGAGTTGTGCCACTGGCGCTTGCCCAACGAGGTGAATATGGCGAATCTAAGTTCAGAGTTTAGTTTAGACGGCAATTTTCCACCTAAAGTTGGTACTTTCTGGCGTGTTTCGCTACCAGAATACACAAAAGAAATGAAACTCCAATTTGGTGAGCAGTTTTCAGACGAGCAAATCAAAGATATCTACGACAGCATCAAGCTGCCCAAGCGGGCGACCGCAGGAAGCGCTGGTTATGACTTCTATGCGCCATTCTATTTTTTCGTCCCTTCATGGGGAGACATCACGATTCCAACCGGCATCAAGGTTCAGATTCAGACCGGGTGGTTCTTGTCGTTCTATCCGAGAAGCGGTTCTGGCATGAAGCATTATTTGAGGCTGGCAAATTCAATTGGAGTTGTGGACTCGGATTTCTACGACAATCCATCCAACGAAGGGCACATCATGGTGAAGGTTCGCAAGGAGAGCGGCCCTCGTGATACCAACACGCCTACCCGGGATGTCGAGTTCAAGGCGGGCGATGCGTTCTGCCAAGCGATTTTCATTCCGTTTGGCATTACAACAGACGATGACGCCGATGGCGTGAGAGTTGGTGGGATAGGCAGCACGGGCTAACACAGATTATCAGACCGTAATAAAAAGACTGGCCCATTTTCGGGGCCAGCTTTTTTTTAATGGAGGAAGATGTTGAGTATATATGAAGAGATTGTTGCAACAGATAAGAGAAGCCCTACAAGGAGCATTCTTTATGAAGGAACTTGCAGTGTTTGTGGAAAAAAGGTAACGGGAAGAAAATGCGATTTAGAGGGCGTGAAGACATGCCGCCACCCTAACTTGAAGAATACTTCAGTTCCTTACAGCCAAATAACAGACGAATCATTAAGGATAGTTTTTGAAGGCATTGTAAAACGATGCCACAAAACATATTGCAAGGAATATAGATGGTATGGCGATAAGGGCGTGAAGGTATGTGATGAATGGCTGTCAAACCCTTACAAATTCCAAGAGTGGGTTGAAAGTAGAATGCTTCATGCTGACTCCGAATCAAAAATGAGTATAGACAGAATTGATCCATCGAAGGGCTATTCCCCTGAAAATTGCAGGGTCGTGCCAATTAGCGAGAATGCACGGTGGAAATCTACAACAATCCCTATAACAGTCAACTACCAGACATTAACTGGCAGGCAGTGGAGTGAAAGAATCGGGAAAAGCCCGGACTATATAAACAAAATGCGCAGGAACATTGGGATTGAAAAGACTGCTGAATATATCAGCAAATTCTTGAATGAGGAGTCACAGGGTGGATAAGCAGTTAAATCTTATTAGTCCAAAGCAACTGCAACAGATGCTGAACGAAACTCTTGATTGCCCAATCGGAATCAACAAGGTATACTCATTGGTACACAAAAGGGGGTTCCCATCCATCAAGATAGGGGGGAAATACTATGTGTTCAAGAATAAGGTTTTTGAGTGGTTTGAGTCACAGCCGAAAAACATTAGTGTATCATAAGTGTATCACAAAACTTGATAAATGTTGATAAATAAGGTGAAGTCGGGCTATTTATCAAGGTCTGCAAAACCTTTATTCCCCAGTTCGAATCTGGGTGGCGCCTCCAGAACAAAGGCCCCGGAAAGTCAATGGAATCAACGACTTCCGGGGTTCTTTTTTTGTCATTATTGCCCTTTGCGCAGGTATTAGATTCACTCTTTTTCACTACTTTTAACCACTGATTTTTACTTTTCACCGCTTATAGTGTATCATATAGTGTATCATCTGGTATGCTTTGGTGGAGGTGGAATCGTGGCGAATGCAGGGGCAAAAAAGCAAAGGAGAGGCAGGGGCGAAGGGAGCATTGTGTGGCTTGATGACAGGCAAGTTTGGTTTGGCCGCATAAGTTCGGGGAAGGATGAAGGCGGGAAGCGAATAGTAAAGGCATTCTATAGCAAGAAGAACGGCAAAAAGTCAGAAGTAACCAAGAAAATGGCAGAGTGGCGAAAAGAAAACGAGGTCGGCGCATTTTCAGAATCAAGCGAATTGTTGGAGGACAAGATGCTGCTTTGGCTTGAAGTGATTAAGAAGCCCGCTCTTAAAAGCGCCTCTTACGATAGGCTTGAATCAACTATAAACAACCACATAATCCCAAGCATCGGAGACATCAAACTTTGCGATCTCACACCAGTCTTGATTCAGAACATGGTTATAAATAAAATGATGTTAAAACTCGGTCACTCGTCTGTTATTAAGGCATATGATGCCCTTAATTCCTATTTGAAATATGCCGTGTCAAACAAAGACATCCTGTTTAATCCAATGAGCTCTGTAAGCAAGCCGTCAAAGTCGCATTTTGATATATCAGAAATAGAAATCATTTCAGATGAAGATATCAAGAAGATGGCGGGGGCAATTTCCGCAACGCACAAAAACGGCACGCCAATTTATAGATACGGGCACGCCTACATCCTTGCGCTAAATACTGGCATCAGACTTGGGGAAGCGATAGCGCTTAAATGGGACGATGTGGATTTAGAAAGAAAAACAATATCCATCAAAGGGAATGCAATCATTGTTAAAACAAGGGCTGAAAAAGAAGCGGGGGAAAGCAAAACAACACTAAAAATTCAGTCATCTGCGAAATCACGAAGCGGAACTCGTGCGATTCCGCTAAACAAGGCGGCCATTAACTCCTTGAACGAGTTAGGTAAAGTTAAAAATTGCGAATTTGTAGTATCAACAAAACAAGGTAAGCCCGTTCATCCTGCACCATTCCAAAAAACACTTGACAGGATTTGCGAAAGGGCTGGTATTAACAGGTTTGGGACGCACGCCTTGCGTCACACATTTGCGTCAAAACTGATTGAGGCTGGCGTTGACATAAAGGTTGTTAGCAAGATTCTCGGCCACAGCAGTGTAAGAATTACCTATGACACATATGTGCATATTCTTGAGAAGCACAAACAGTCTGCTGTGGACGCAATAGATTTCATGTGATGTGTGCTAAAAAATAGGGATACTCCACGAGCACCCCTATCTAATAATATTCAACTTTAATTTAAGTGCGAAATTCTTCGCAATCACAGAATTTTGAGTAATTTCTGAAAATTTCATAGCCACGGGTATGCAGGATAAAACCTTGACAACTTCAGCGTCATCTTGAAATCAGCAGGATTCATCGTGACCTCTTTCACAATATACTGCCTTGCAATTCCCGTCACAGGCGAGGTGTATTCAATTTTAACATTTACATCCATCCATGGCACAAGCAAGCACTCAATCTCTGCATCCGTTTGCAGGCGTGTCTTGAGCCATGTTTCATAGGCAGCACGCTCATAGGCGAGTTTTGTCGTATAAATCAGACTATAATCGCCCCCACTTAGCACTTGCTTAATCTCGCCATCATCGTAATCGAGGCCGCCCCTATCGCAAGCGTATGGCGAATCCGGGTTCACGATATACCTTATGTCGTTGCAATCATTGGCGGCCTTGTCACCTGCAATATATGCGGCATCCGGCATGACATTGACCTCTTTGACAATGACATGCACTTGCCATTCGCCCTGTAACAAAAACCTCTCTGTTGGGACTCCGCCAATATCTTCGGGAGAGTATCGCACGACATACGCCCTGTTTGGTGACATTGCCCCGGCAGGAAGCGAACTCCCGTCAGAATTGTATAGCGGCACAGGGTCTAAGGCGTCTACCTTTATTTTTTGCCCGTTAGAAGAATACGAATCTGGCACAAACAAATAATCTGCGCCAACCTCAAGAGTTGTAATCGCAGGAGAGTGCGTAAGAACGTAGGTGCTTCCGAAATAAGCAGATATTTCATCAACATATAAATCTGAATCTATAATTGAATAATTTACTACACCATTATATATTAGTTCGCCATCAACCAATGAGAACCCAGTTGCATCGTCGCCGGTGATAATAAGTTCAAAGTCCTCGTTTACAGATGGTTCGCTGAATGATTCTTCTCCAAGAATCGTAGAAACGCTTGTGGCAGCATAAGTTGCATCCAGTTCAGCCCCCCAAATCTCTGTTGAGTTCTTGATGTTACTCAACTTCCCGGCTCTGCTCTCGCGGATGAGAATTTTGTCCATGAATGTCTTGTCAAGGAATAACGGGTCGTTGATTCCGGTCGGGATTTGCTTGACAGTAAAATAACCTTCAGGACTATAAAACATCTCGTAGTAGGGGAATAGCCCAACGACCTGTTTTAGAATTGAGTGGGCGTATGTGCCGGGAGAAAACTCCTGGTCATACGGAATCACATCTAGAAATGTTGCCACATCGTACCGCTTGAACGGGGAGAACCTCGCCACGGTAGCAATGAGTGAGTTTCTGACATTCGACCCATAAGGGATAATGACAGAAGCACCAATCTGCGATCCACGAGAATCCGTAGCGGCAGACATCATATCCATCAAAGAAAGCGTCAATTCGTTAGTTGTCGCATCATAGGAGTATGCGTTGCTATCCAATAGCAAGTGCCCAAACAGATACCACTGATAATTGGCCCCATTGAGCAAACCAATTGAAACCCTCACAAGCCTATCAAGCCAAGTCACTTCAAAGTTCTCGGAACTGAACGACCCGCCCAAAACGCCAATTACAACACTTGCGGTTCGCCTGATGTCAGATGTGGCAGAAATGGTGGCTGTCATGGACTTCACACGCCCCTGAATCTCGTCCAGAACGGTGAAGTCACTGTCAAGTAAGGCAAGCGACATTCCAATGTCGTGTACTGGCTGTAGGATGAGGTCTTTGTCTAACTGGGTGGGGGTCATAGCATCACCACCCCGGTTGTCGGGAACTCGCCCACCTCTGTCCAATTAAATGCGATGGTGTCAGCATGGGCGAATTGGTCTGACCCTCTTGACGCATCACTATCGACACTCACAAGCCACCCATATCCATCATGCGTCCTCAAAACTTTCATCTCGCCATTCGATAGCATCTCAAACGCATCACGCTTGTATTTCCCAGCGTTGCCAATATCCGGTTGACAATCAGCTGTGAACGGCATAAAGATGCCCTCAACGCTACCGCTTGCGTAGTTTGCTAAACTGTTCCTGATAACGTGGGGGTATTTGCTTGATAGTGTTTGCACATAACCAACAGGCGTGTTCTGTTTAACCCTGTAAGACGAATTGAGTGCGGCCATGAACTCACCGGTACTATCAGAAACAAATATACCGTCAAACGCACAATCAACATTCAACACAACGGCTGGCTTTGCGGTGCCACCTGCGTATGGGGTTAGAGTGTACCTATACCGCCTTCCAGACAGCACATTCTTGTCAAGGAACGAAAACGTTAGATTGCTGGTTGACGTAATAGGAATGGTATGTATCAGAATGGTGGACGTGGTAGACATGTCTCGCCTATAAACACGCACAGAAGTGGCGTCTGTTGGTGACGAAGGGTCTCTGGTCGCCACGACCTTAACCGCCCCTATCATCGGCTCGTTAGAAATAGACGCAGTAAAATACGCCATTGAATCACCTCACAAAAGGGGCACCAGCGGTTAAACTGATGCCCCTTATTTTTAATTGTTTGAGAACCATAGTTGAGAAATGTAGGACGGCAACTCCACCTTCAGGGCGTCCGCCAATCCTCTTACGTCATTCACGCCATTTAGCACAATGTCGCCTGTGAACTCAACGCTATTGGTCTTTGCTCCAGCGTGTCTGATTGCGTCAAAGTTAATCTGGCCGATTGCGCCACCTAACAATGCGCTGTTCTCTCTCCCCGCAAAAACGGTGGAGAGGTACTGCTTGAAGTCAACCCCATCCAGGGACGTGAACTGTTTCCCAATCAGGTTCCCGGCAGAGTCATAAACATTATCGTCCTTCTTGCGGCGTTCCATGGCGTCCACAAGCCCATCGAACATCACATCATCATAATCGCGCTGGGCACGCCTTATCTCGCCCTGGTCTGCTTCGTACACAAAACCCTGTCCCTCACGATAGATGAGGTTCTTCCGCTGCCGAGCCTTTTCAAGTGCTTCGATGGCATCCATGGTCTGTAACTGCTTTTCGTATTGCTCATTGACCTCTTGCAACTTTGAAATTTCGAGGTCGATAATGGCGTCATTCCAGCCCTCTTGGGTGGTTTTGATGTTCCAAATAGAGGACAAGTTGTCGTCTATCTTGTCTTGGATTTCTTGGTATTCGTCAGACAGCACATCAAGTCCGGCCTGCTGATCAAGCAATGCCTTGTTTTGGGCCTCAAGGGTCTGCACCTGCTCCATACCAACAGAGATAAGTCGCTCGTAGTCCTTCGCGTCAAGGGGCTCGCCCTGCGCCTCTCGTAAGCCTTGCACAGATTCGAGCGTGTTCTGAACGGTGTTCAGGTACTTCATCGCAATGTCTAAGTTCTTGACAGGCATGTTTGCCACAATGTCGTTGAACTCATCAAGCGAGATGGACGCTTCAATAATGGCCTTATCCATCTTGTTGACATTGGAGGTGTATTCAAACCATTCTTTACTGCCCTTCTTGACTATGCCTGACTGTACAAGCCCGGCAAAGGTTTCCTCGTATACCCTGCGCTCTTCACGCAAAATGTTCAACTGCTTCTGAAGGTCTGCGAAAATTCCGCCGTAGTCACTGGCCTTGATTTCACGCCCAGTAGCCTTCGCCAAAGAAATGATGCTCTGCGCCAATTCAACGTTGCTTCCATACAGTCCAATCCTATTGTCGTAGTATTCCTGTACGTTAGTCAATTTCTGTTTTGCAAGCGTATCCTGTTCTTTGCGAAGGTCTTTAACCGTGTCCCTTGTGTCCTGGGCGAGTTTGTACCATTTCTCGTAGTCGCTAATCAGTTTGCGGGTTTCCTCATCGTACATTTCGATGTCGATGATACCGCCTTGGATTTTAGAAATAATGTCAGCAGACAGTCCGCCTGTTCTCGCCACGGTGCCAGCCTGGGCCATGTACCTGTCATAAGCCTCGTTATTGGCATCAATGCTCTTGGTGTTGGATTCTATGGCCTCGGTCAGTTTTTCGTTCTGGCCGGAATACTCTACCAACGCCTCTGATTGTTCAATAACGTTTTGCGTGTGTTTGCGCAGTCGGTCAAGCAAAGTAGGAATCCAATCAACAAGATCGTCCTTGTCTTTTTTCTTGCTTCCACCACTACCACTGCTCTTTTTCTTGTCGTTGGTGCCAGGCTTGTCGCCACCAGTGGCAGTCACATCCTGAGACCCCTTCACAAGTTTGCTCATTCCGTCAGCAATCGTCTTTGGCGCCTTTGCTACAAAATCAATTGCACCGTCCACAAAATCGCTGACTCTGCCCACAAACCGCCCGAGGAAACTGCTGCCGGATGCGCCTAACGTAAACGCCTGCCCGGATAAGCCCTTCTGAGACCGCCTAAATAATTTTTTGGTTTCGTCAGCAGGCAGAATTTCTTCGCCGCCCTTGAGGTTGACGAGTTCTGGCCCACCGTGACCTACGGTGTAAAAACCATCTTCTGAAAATACAGTTTCAACGCCATCCTCGCCTGTGAGGGCGATACCTCTTTTGGCCTTCTTGGTGCCCTTAGCGTATGCTGGGCTGCCCTCGTGGTCTGTAACGACCTTAATCCTGACAACTTTGCCATCAACAGTGCGGATAAAGTCGTCAACGGCCTTGGTAGCGTCCTTTGTGTCAGCTACAAGCGGCTTTTCTTTTGCTTCATTAGCCTTGTCCAAAGCGGCCTGATAAGCGTCAAGCGCGCCGAGGTCGCCAGGGCTAAGTTCTCCCAGGATTTCTTTGCGCCTGTTAAGTTTTTCAACAAGGGATTCGAGGTGGGCAGTCCATGCTTCGCCAGTTTCGTGGTTAGCCCTTTCTTTTTCGAGGCTGTCCTCGGTTATCTTTCTGAACGCCCCACGAATTTTTTCTGCGCTAATCTTCCCCGCTTCAGTAGTTTCCTCGATAACCGCACTTGTAGAATCGCCTAGGTGCTCAAGAGAAACTTCGGCATCTTCCAGTGATTCATCTATGGCGTTTCCGGTACCCTGCCAAGATTCCGCTGTTGCCTTTGCGAGATCGTTGATTTCGTCCGTGTAGGTGGACGGGTCGCCAAAGTCGAAGATGCTAACCTCTGCATCCTCTAACTCTTTACTGGCAGACTCAGCGCCGGCTTTAATCGCCTGATTTGCGCCCTCCCAGAAATCAAGAATCTCTTCTGGTGAAGACTCGCCATGCAGGACAGAAAGAGGGGGCGTTTCATCCTCGGGGTCGTGTTCATCAAACTTCTTTTGGAGTGCTTCAAGTCGCTTCTCTGCATCAGACAGTTTTGTATCATCAACTGTGATTGTTGCAGTCCTGTCTCTTGCAAGGTTTGTAAGTTCGCTCTCTACGGTGTCAATACCAGAAGAATCAACATGAAGGGTAGTTTTCGGGGGCTTCTTCTCGTCAGTAAGACCCTTAATGTCAGCAATTGCCTTTGTATAGGAATCTTTCTGAGCGTCATAAAACAGGACTTTTATGCTGTAGTTCGGGTCGTTTTCGTCAGGAGGGGTCAGCCCTGCAAGGGCCTCTTCGAGTTTGGTTGTGTCCCCGGACACCTTCGCGTCAGCAATTAGCGTCTGGGTTTCCTTCAGGTCATCAATCATGCCTTGGAGCAAATCAAGTTGCTCTTTGGCGTCCATCGTCAGTTTGGCAGGAACGCCAATCTTCTCGGCAGTGAGTAGGTAATCCTCTATCGCTTTCCGCTGTTCTTCCAGTTGCTCAACAAGCGTTAATTCTGCGTTGACCTGCACAGGGTCAGCCTCGGCCTCGTCCAATTGCTTCTGAATATCGTCACGGGCGTCCTCTGCGACTTTGATATCGGCCCCTGATGCCCCAGTGCGCTTCAGTTCTTCGAGTTTATCATTTGCTTCTTGTAGGCTTGCTTTCAGAGCATCAATCCTGGCAATAGCCTCTGACGAGTCAAAGGCTCTTTCAGCGATATTGATGTCCCATCCGTAGTCGCGCAAGGCAACGAACATCAACCTTGCAGCGTCCTCTGTGATATTGAGCTCCTTAGCAATATCTTGGATGTTCGCTTTCTGAGTGGACAGATACTTGCCAGTCTCGTCCTTTTCTAAAAAGCCCTTGCCAAACAAGTCGTCAACAAACAGGCCAAGCCCTTCACCATCTTCGGTGAGGTATTTGCCCATTGACTTCATGTAGGCGTCAATGGCAGCCTTGCCCTTCGCACTGACCTCTTCCGGGATTAGCAGGGCTTCTGCGGCTTTGAATTTGTTTGTGCCGACCTTGCCGCTCTCTAAACCTTCCTCGATGGCTTTGCGTGCGACAGACAACTCATCGTAGCCGTCCCCGGCTTCAGGCGCATTTTTAGCATCAAGCCACCGTTTGTACGCAGACGTAGCATAGTTTAGTTCGCTTGCAAGAATGTCGTAGGCTTTGATTTCGTCACGGATTTTATCTTGCGATAACTTGAACCCATCAATCTGGTCCGACATCCTCTTGCGAAGTTCTTCGTAGCCATCAGATGCGTCCCCAGTAGATTTCGCAAGTTGACCGAGAGCACCCTCCATCAAAGCAATTTGGATGGCGTTGCTTTCATACTCGGCAAGTTTCTGCGCTTTATTAACGCCAATCTGCGCCCGCATTTCGTTTTGCTTAGATGCAATGAGGGCATCAAGTTTTTGCTTGTTGACGGTTAGATAGCCATTTGTATTATCAACCGTAGCGGCGTAGTCGATTCCGAGGGCAATTAGATTGTCGTACTCGGCCTTTGTGATGGATGCGTGATACTCGCTATCAGCAAACGCCTTGTTAGCAGTTTCTGCCGCTTCCTTCAGGGCTGCCACATTCTCTGTGAGCGTGAACGATGTGAGAATGTTGCGGACGCTTTGCATCCGAGACTGCAAATCTTCCCAAGAGATTTGAACGCCTTCGGGGATTTCAAGAGACTCAGCAAGTCGCAAGTCGCCAAGCGACATCGTTTCTGCCATATCGTCAAATTCATCAAGCAAGAACCCTTTAATCCTATTAAGAGTTCCCTTGTAAGAACTTGGATCGCTGAACGTTTTTCTTAAAGCGTCTGCGACATCGCCAACCACTCCAGCATCAGAAATCTCGGCGCGTAGGTTAGCGTAAGCCTTTGAGTATTCTCCAATAGAGATGCTACCATCCCTAAAAGCAGTTTCGGCGTCAGAGGTGCTTTGGATAACCGATTTCAACCTGTTGTCCGATGTCAAGGGGTCAAGCACGAAGTTGTTTATATAATCCATCATGCTTGTAATTGAACTAAACCGGAGCAACAGTTCGCTATCCAGAGTTGCTATAACATGGTCTACTAATGCTTTTGTTTGTGCGTCAGCAGACTTGTATGCCTCATCCCCGTGTAGGAAGGATGGAATCATTATCCTGCGCCCACTTGCGGCGCTCTCAATTTCAGACGCTAACACCCTTTGATAAGAGTCTGCAAACCTCTTGAGGGAAGCGATACTTTCAGGGGGGAGTTCACCGAAATCATAGAATCCGATTCCAGCCAAAACCTCGGTCAGAGGCGGCATCTGTGGCAAATCTTTAATACCAGATTCGCTGAGGATGTCACCAAAAACCTCATAGATTCCGCTATGGAGTGTTAGGCTGTTCAGGCCGGACTTTAATGCCCCCTGCAAATATTGGATTGCTGTGGCACGAGTGTTCAGGGTTGGGCCAGAAAAGATAGAGCCTTCAGAGAACTTGGTAGCAGAGTCTTTGAAAACAGCAGCAGCGTTGCGGATTACTTCGTCATGGTGCAATGCTTTTTGCGCTTCATAAGCCTTGTTAAGTTCCTCTACGCTTGACTTGACCCGCAGTATGGCGTTGCCTTGCTTGTCATACCCAGACACCAATTCAGGGAACATGCTTGCAATTTGGTTAGTAAGTTGGTGATATCTTCCGAACTCATCGGATGTCAGAGAAACGTTGTTTCCAAAACTGTCAACGCCCCTACCCAACCTCTCGAACTCAGCACCGATATCGCTAATCGTTTCTTTTGTGGTAGCAAAAGTGTCGTTTGCTTGCTTCCAGTTATCTGAAAGTTCTTTTGCTTTGCGGGCATTTTCTTCTGCTTCCCTCTTGAAATGCCCGTAGATCATTCTGATAGCACCAATCGCTACAATAACGCCGGTGAAAGCAAGTTGAGCAGAGGAGGCCGCAAGCCCGGCGCCTCTCATTTCTTTAGAGAATTGCGACAGACTTCCTTTTGACGCAACGGCAGACTTCCCTATAAAAAGTATCTTGTTTCCAATGCCGGAAAGCCCAGAGAATATCCCCTTGAAGATGCCTCCGACTTTGCTACCACCAGAGAATATAGAGAAAATTGAAAGGCCGGTAAAAATCGCATTAAACGCACCGAACTTATCAATTAGAGAAACTATTGTTGTTGCCAGATCAACAAAGAACTTAATCAGGCCTGAGTCAATGGTGTTCTGTGAAAACTGTTGGAAAGTTGATCTGAGGGTGTTTATACGCCCCTCTATCCCTTCAAGAAATCTTTGATTCTCTAACATTGCAGAGTCTGCGCTGTTAGTGGCCGCCTCGACACCCTGCAAAGTATCATCCCAGTTTCTCATCAGGGCATTTAGTACAGTTATTTGACGATTCGCTATTTTTGAGGGCGGGTGCTTATGCCGTCCTCTGGAGTGTTTTGCTTATTCCCTTTCTTACGTTTTCATAATCTCGTATTTTGTCTGGTATTGTGTAGTTTCCAGACTTATAATTTTCTAACGATACAAACAAAAATCCATGAGAGTGTTTACATCTCCCAGATAGACACCCATCGACTTTCCATCCTTTTTCTTTATATACAGCATGTTGGCCGTCATATTGTTTAACAAACCTGCCATCCAACGTTAATTGAACGATTGCCCGCTTGCCATATGCGGACTCGAATCTTTTTGGATTGTCAATTAATGTCCCATCATAAAGCCTTCTGTATATTTTATGAACAGGCATCCCCAAGTCCCTGCCTATCTGAGCGCATGATTTTCCTTCATCCAATCCTTTTTGAACAGCATCAATATCAAAAGATGCCTCGAACTCTGGCATCCTTTTCTGCACAATCTCTGTTTTGATTGACACACCCAAATATTTTTTAACAGCCTGACGAGGGGTGATGTCTCTTGAGTCCAGAGCGATAAAGCCATACCCCTTTTCAAGGGCGTGCTGCTTCTTGCGTCTATCATGAAGTTCTTTCCCGTCATGTAGCCTGCTTTGAAACTCAAATAGAGTATCCTTCCCTTGGAAGTTAGGTATCATCAAGTCATACTTGCTTGGACGCCCCTTTGGCCCCTTGAACCCAGCGTCATACTCGGCCTTTGAATCGGGATAAATTTCTCTTGCAGTGGTAACAAACACCGCGTGCAGGTAAGACACTTGCCTCCTAATAGAGCAATGATAGCAATTACTTGTGATTTTCCACGCAACAGCTTTCCTGTCAAATATCTCGCCGCATTCCTTATGTCTTACCCTGATGAACCCTTCATTTCTTCCGTTCTTTGCTTTCTTATATAGGAAGTCGATAAACTCATAGGTATCAGAAAACTCTGTTTCTATAAGCGTCTTGTATTTATCATAAGACATTTGAAACAGTTCTGCCATGCTCTTTCTATTTGGATTTCTTTTCACAATTTTTATCTAAGCAAAACACACCACTCATGCTTTCGCATGAGGCAAGACCATATCTTATCCTTCGCCATTATGCGGTCAGGCCAGCCCGTTTCCACCGTAAGCACTTCGGTGTACTCCCACTTGGGATGGTCGTTGAACCTTCCTCTGTTCGAGGCTTGGATGCTGATTGCCCAATCCAACAACTTTTCAGCATTCACACTCGCGCTTATTTCATCGCCATGTTGTAGCGTTGTTGGCTCTAAGGGGTTCCCAGCAGTTAAAGCTGATTTTGACACACATTTCTGTGTGAAAGGGCTATATAATTAACCCGCGACTAAAGACCCGATGTATCCTTGTTGAGCAGATGTTAAATGCGCCCATCTTTTCCGCAAGTCTGCAAGCAGGTCATATGTTGATCTAAGATTCCCATGTTGGTCCATGATACTGGCCCCAACAAGTTCTTGGAAAGCGGATTCGAGCTTCGGTGCCAAGCCTTCTATGGCTTCTCCGTCTTCGCTTACCGCCCTCAATCTTTGCGAGATCATCACGAGGCCAGACGACACCTTTTCAATGTTTCTGAGCGATGAGAAGCCTCCAACTAAAAGCCCCATCGTCTGTTGCATTGTTGTGCCAGTTTGGGCCAATGTGCCAGAAACCCTACGAACACCCTCTGACAGGGCGTCAAAACTGATGGCCGTGTTGTTTGAAGTGTTGTTCAGGGCGTCAAGCACCGTTTGAGATTCGCTAACATCAAGTTGGAACCCCTTTAGTGCTGCAATAAGGTCAGACGCTGCCCTTTCCGCTGATTCTATGCCATCTCCTACGTTCATCATCATCAGGCTCGTTTGCGCCAAACTAAATGATTCCGAAACGTCATAGCCGGCCTGCTTAAATCTCGCTGACGCTTGGAGAACATCGGTTCCAGTTCTACCAAGTTGTTTTCCAGCCTCAAAAGACCTTTCAACGAACTTCTTCAATTCTTCGTTACTCAGGTCAGCAACTTTATTAAACTCAACGAGAGCCGCGTCCAACTCCTTAACGGAGTTAATCATATTCCGCACGCCGCGATAGGCTTGCATAAATATGGTAGACGCAGAAATCCACAGTCCGAACTTCCCGAGGGCGTTCTTTAATTCAGCGCCTAGGTTACGAGCGTCCGCACCTGCGGCCCTGACATTAGACTTGAACGCAGCCAACTGCTTGTTGAAGTTCTGCAAGTTAATTGCGTCTAACTGTTGGGCAGCAAGTTTTAACTGATTAAACTCTGCGACCAATTGCGGGTTGCTCTTGAACTTGCTCCACTTGACTTCTAACTCATCAAGGCTGGACTTTGCCTTCCTGATTTGGTCTTCGACACCTGCGAGTTTGGTCTTTGAGCCAATGGTGTCATTAAAAATTTTAGACGCCTGAGTCGCAGACTTAAATCTTGCGTCAAGCCCAGCAACCTCTGTTGCGAGTTGTTGGAACTCAGCACTTGCAGGGTCAAGTCCCTCCATGCTGGACTTTAACCTGCCATACTCCGCAATAAGAGAGTTAATCTCATTCCGCAGATCCGTAACACCAGCGGTTTGCCCATCCATACCTTGAAATCCGAGCACGGCATTAAGATTGCCAACCCTATCATCAATGGTCGGAATGGGGGACTTCATCGCCTCGCGCGACTCAGCCTTGATTGTCTTGAACCTTGACTTTAAGATGTCAAATTGGTTCAGGAACTCTGTCATGCTTTCCGTATTGAAAGCACTTGCAAGCGTAGCACGTAATGAGTCTACGCCAGCCCTCATTTCGTCAGTGTAGAGATTGGCCTTTTCCATGTTTGCAACAAAGGTAGAAATGTCATTCCCCTTCATCGCCTTAATCGTGCCAATATCCCTTGACCGCAGGTCAGTAGCCATCTTGCTGACAATCTGCCCCTGCTCATTTAGTTTCGCAGTAATTTGGGTTTCGGTCTGCATGTATTTGCGCCTACCCAAATCAAACTGTTGGACAACATTCACCTGGCGACCCATGGCGTCTGTGCCGGATATGGTTATCCTCGCAACACGCTCTGCCGCCCCCTCAACTTGTTTGAAAGACTCGGAGATTTTACTAACTTGGATATTCTGTTGAGCCAAACTGTCGGTCGCCTGTTTAATCGCGTCCTTGCCAAGACCGAGCGCATTAAGCCTCTCTTTGAGTTTTCCGATTGCGCCTTCTTCAATGCTGACAGGCATTTTAATCCCGCCAGAACTGCCAATAGTTTGCTCAACCTGTCGTTTTGCTTCCTGCGTTACGGCGCGAAACTGCTTTACAAAATGCTCTCTGTCAACACCATACTTAACACGATGAGCAGTCCCGCCCCTCGTAGCCTCGCTCGTTGCGCTTTGGATTTGCCTCTTGAGGTCTACACCGTCAAGTTCAACCCTAGCCTTTACGATAATTTCTTTTGCAATATCCTTGAGTTGCGATTGCATGTCGGCAGTATCTAACTCTGCCTTTATTAAAATCTTCAGATCATCAGCCATTATCCCACCTCACACGAATATGGCTGACAATCATATAACGGTCAGCCCTTGTTCCTTCAGCCTCTTCTTCATAATTGCTTTTAGTGTGCCACCCTTTGCAAGTTCGTCCCTTGTCGGCCCAATAAACGGGCGTGGCTCTTTATACGGACTCCCCTGCCTGGACGAATAAGAGTATTTCATTCCTTTATATCCATGTCCGAACTCAACAAGTTCTGCCAAGTTCTTAACCGTCTTGTCAAACCTGCCCCCATATGAAAGGCTGGCCTGCGCAATATTTTTAATGACAAGAGTGCCGTTCTCCATTTTCCCCTCAAAGTTCACGGGGTCAATCAAACTACGTCCTGTACCATACCTTCGTCCGTACTCCGTTGGTGTATGCGCACCGTAGACAAATGCTCGACCAAGAACCTCCGCTATCTTGGCAACGTCCTGCGTCACTTTGTTCAGCAGGGCGTGCTCTATTTGAACTTCAAGGTATTTTTCCAATTGGGGCATTGATTTGAAAATCATATAATGCACCCCCAACTAATATGTGTACGGCAAATTAAGGCGGCGCAGTTTCCTCAACTGCTCTGCGCCATCCCTAATGCACCGATTTCTACTCTTGTACCAGCCCTCAATGTTTTTACGCACTGAAATTTCATGGATTCGATATTGTGGCTGTTGCATATCGTATGCGCTGCTAATCAAGTCTAAATAGTTACTTGGTTTTACAGGAAGGGGCATCCTCACCAGACAACACCTCCCAACCTTCCACCACCCGCATAATGCTGGCGATGTAACTGTTTCCATTCAGTTTCTTATAAGTGTCAAACATCTTGTTCATATTATCTTTTTCATGAATAGGAATTGCTTGACGCTTGCAATACTTGTAGAATGTTTTCGTAATAGAATCACGAATCAGCGCCCTGTCCGTGTTTTCTGATTCCGCGAGTTTTCGATTTATTTCTTCCAAAGACGCTAAGATAGCAGCCATCCCGTCTTCAAGTGTTTGATTCTGGCCAGACATGATGGTGTATTGCTTTTGCGATGTTTGCGAATTAATTGCAAGCCCACTTTCAACGGCCTTAAACCTCTCATCAATCGCTTTTGTTACATCGACAATCTCAAGAGATCGCCTCACCCAAGAAACAAACCAATGCTTGAACGGCTTGAACACTTTGCCAACAAAAACAAAAATACCTGTCAGCGCACCAAGAATGGCTGCAAGGCTCAACGTGTTTGATTTGAACTGGTCAAAAAAGTTCGGGGGCGGGGGAGTTGCAGACGGCTTTGCCCCAGACTCAGTTGCACATACAACTATTAGAAAAGAAAGGGCTGCCACCACCACAGTAATGACAGCCCAGGTTTTAAGAAATTTGCTATGCCTCCATAGGGGAAAATCCCTCCGCATACAGCATCACGCTCATTCTTTCAAAAATCAATCTACTTTCACATCCTTGCCACGGTTTTCGGCCAGAGCCTTTCCAACTTCCTTACTTACATCCAAGTTGCCAAACGATTCGATGGCAGCCTTCAAGTCAACGCCATCTACTGCGCCTTCAATCTTGGTGAGCAATGCTGTGGCCTTCTCAAAGAACACATCAATGGGCTTCTGTGCCAGACGCATTTCAATGCGCTTATTGACAGCCGTGCGGATAGCACCGAGTTGCTGTTTGCTAATTGAGGCAAGCAGGTCGCCCATCAGGTCGCCCGCATACAACTCTTCCATCAGGTTGTCCACCGTGATTTCAATTTCGCCAATGTCCTCTGTGGCGTAAGATCTGACGATGTTCAGCCAGAACTGTTCCTCGTAGATTTCGGGCAAGTATTCATCGTCTACAAACATCCCCTCAACGGCGCGGGTGATGCACCTCAGTTTTTCTTCCAAAGTGATGAGGTTTTTGAACTTAATTTTGTCTAAAACCATTTATATTTATCCCCCTTAAACCTAAAAATGCTTATCAAACTGCGATTTCATCATCGCCCTCACCACGAACCGCCCCGATGATGCGTTCAACAGCATCGTAGGCACCGTTAGCGGTGAGAGAGGCGCCAGCAGAGTTGAGGATGTACAGAACAATGTCAACGCCTTTGAAGTCGTTGGTCGCCAACTTGTAAACCACCATGATCACGATGGCGATTGCAAAACTAACCAATTGGGTGGGCACGCGCTCAAGGAACTTGAACACTTTGGAGAACTCGGTCATCAGCGCCACGGCAGCGGCGAAGCCAACAAAGGTGCCAATGAACTCCCACGTCATGAATTCAGTCATTTCTATTACCCCTTCTTAATCAAATATTTTCTATCGGAATAACCAACAAATTTTCCATAGGCGACCTTAGCCCAAGTCGCGTCTACTTCCTGAAGCACAGACACCTCTGCGCCTCGCGGAACCTTTGTCAAGCTAACGCCCTTGCGAGGGTCACGCCAAATGTTCAAGGACAACGGATACAAGGTCTTAACAGTTGCCTTATACAGAACACCCTGTTGTGGCTTTCCTTCTTTTTCCAAATATTGCCTGTCAACATAGCCAACTTCGCCGTTATATCTCACCTTAGCCCAGATATGAGTAACTTCCTTCAGCACATCAACCGTGGCCCCGTTAGGAATCTTGCGAATGCTTGACACCTTGTTCGCATAACGCCACAGGTTCAGCGACAGCGGGAACCTTGTGCGTACAACGGAACGATATAGCACATCAGAAGGTTTTTCTTCGGGCTTTTGTTCCGATGGGCTGTCTTGCGTATTATCTTGCGTACTATCTTGGCTATCGCCAACCATTTTCAGATATTGACGGTCAACATAGCCCCTGGTTTTGTCGTACTCTACAAACGCCCAGGAAGCATTGATTTCTTCCAATACATCAACCAATGCGCCCCTCGGGACGAGTTTCAGCGACTGCCCCTTGGTGATTGTTGACCAAATATTGAGAGAAAGCGGGTTCCTCGTGACAACCTCTGCTTTATAAATTACGCCCACAGGATTCGGCTTCGGCTCTTGCGTATTACCTTGCGTATCATCTTGCTTATCGGCCAATTTCTTTAGATACTGGCGATCAACATATCCTCTGACACCTTCATACTCAACAAAAGCCCATGTTGAACTAACTTCCTCAAGAACGTTCACCGTTGCGCCTCTTGGAATCAATTTGAGAGACCTGCTCTTAGATGCAGTTGCCCAAATGTTCAAGGACAGAGGGTTTCGAGTAACGGCCTCTGCCTTATACAAGACGATAATCGGCTTTTCTTCTGTGGGCCTTGCAGAACTCGTAGGATGGATTTCAGTCCCAGGATAATAGAACGATAGGATGCCAACGTGGTTCGCACCATTATTGGCAGCCCAAATCGCCCCCTGTTGGCTCATGCCAACGGGGTGCCCCTTAAACGGCTTGCCACTTGCAACCGTCCAAGGGTCGTCCTTGGTGACAAGATAGGGCAAGTCTGCAACCCAATGGTCTTTAGATGCGACCATTTTTCCGCCATTTGAGTCGGCGTAATAGGTCTGCGCAATTGTTCCATTATAAAGAAGCACCTGCCCGGTGGTCTGCTTAACAGCGTCAAAGGCGTTCTTGAATGCAGGATTTTTTGTGAGCGCCCCACGATACGCCTGATGCACAGTCGTGTCGGTAATCACTTGCCCTTTTTGCGTCCAAAAGTACACAAGCGACCTTGCGGCAATGGCCTGCGCTTTGCAGGCTTCAATATGGCTATTTCCAATTTCAGCAGGAACGACACCAAGCAGATATTCCTCAATGGGCAGTTGGATGACAGTACCGATGGGCTTATTGAAAAACTCTGCGTTTTCAGGGTTTTTGATTTGAAATTTTACGATATGCCCATCAACGATGCTTTTTTCTTGCTCAACGCTCTTGTCTTTATAAACGCCGAAGAAATCAGCAATGGCGTCAGCCAAGTTTTCCGCAACCTTGTCCATGTTCTCATGGAACCATGTGGCGTCCGCCAAGTTGTCATGAAACAAGAGTTCTATGTACACAGACGGGCACTTGGGTGCTCTTGCCTCGTAGAAAGTATAAGTTCCAACGCGAATCCTATCCTTCAGGGGGTACAACTTCATCCAGTGCTTCTTGAAAATCTTTCCGACTTCCATGCTCTCTAGGCGTCCTGGGTAAAAACCGAATGTAGTGCCACGCGCAGTGCCCTTGGCCGTGGCGTTGGTATGGATGGGCAGATACAACTGAGCACCCCAACGGGTTGCCTCATTAACCCACTTCGTCATGCTGTCACCGCGGTTGTGAACCTTGTGCTCAATTCCATAAGCATCCAGGTATGGAAGCATCTTGAATGTCAGTTCTTCGCAATGATCTCGCTCCGAGTGGCCCAGGATGCAGCGATTATTTGGCTGGTTACTTGGGCTTAAAAACACTTTCATCTATTCTTCACCTCAATAAAAAAGCCCGCCCTTGCGGGCGGGGCTTTGAGTAGTTTTAAGTGAAACCGTTACTTCGTCCCAGTCTGCTGGGTAAACCTCTGGATTGTGAACAACACCGTCTCGTTTTGCCTTATAGTGCTTGCCGTTCTTCGGCCAATACCCAATCTCATCCTTACCAAATGCCAATTCAGTTGTGATGATTTCGGGTATTTCGCGATAGTTTGTATCGCTAAACAGAAGTTCGTCCCAAAGTTCCGGGGCATTGTCAGGGTTCTGGTCTAGCCTGTCCCACAGGTCAACTTTTGCCTTCATAACAACGCCGTTCCAGTTGATGCGCTTGTTAGTAGGAACCAACTCGCCACTATTCCGCAATTCGCCATAGATTTCGGGATGCTCAACAGCGATTTCATCCGGCAAGTCCGCCGCTATGCTGTCCAGTTTCTCCTTCAGCACTTCCGCTTCCGGGGGTTTGTACAGGACAAGGGAGTGCTCAAGGAACTCCGTGAACCCATCCTGCTTGTACTGGTCGATTAAGTCTTGGGGCGCATCAAGGAATATCCTGATTGTCTCGACACGCTTCCCATTTACAGTTCTATTCTCTCTAATCATATCAACACCCACGCTCCGTTCGATTTGACGTATAGCCCGCTGGTCGCTCCACCACTTGTTGATCCTTTAAGTTTCGCATTTGTCCCACCCACGAGCGCGGAGTTACCTTCGTCCAGGGTCGGGTAGAAAATACCGATGTAGTATGTCGCGCCTGATGAGAGGTTGTTCTGGGCGGTCAGCGTAACTGTGTGCTTTTGAGGGGCTTCTGGCGAGTTTGTTGCCGATATTGTCCCGGTTGCTAAGATGCTGTAACTCGTGTTTGCCAAAACCACGTTATAGTTTGTCACACCATTAGATAGTGTTGACCCGGACATTTTCTTGGCCGTCCAAAATTCAAAAGTCAGCCCCTTTACAGCCGCCGGAGCCGTGAAGGAGAAATGCGCCCCTCGGTCAAAGGTAGAGTCACCCACGCCATTGCCGATACGGTAATAGCCAGTAGATACATATTGTAGGTTCCACACCCTCGTCACTCCGAAGCGTGTCGCCTGTGCAGATGGTGTCACGAGAGTTAAGGCAGTATCGCTCCAGCCGCTGCCGGAAGTATTACCACTGTGGAAGATGTAGATGTCGCCATTTTGCCCATCTGATGCTGATGGAGGCACAGTCCCCCAAATGAACGGCAACCTCCCCATTCCCAGACCGCCGTTTTGTGCCCCAAGAACAAAGTTTCCGCCGAACTCGATAGGGTTATTGCTCGCACCAAGTACAAGTGCTCCGCCAGATTCTGATGCAGCGACGCTCAACATGGGTTGCCCAGCCTTATTCTTGATAAGAAAATCGTCTGTCTGGATGTCAACCTCGCCGGTCGTATCCATGTAGATGCCGTTGCTGTTGACCTCAACCGAGGAGGTCTTCACGCCGCCCGAAACGCCCGCTGGCACGATGCTGAACAGGACGTCGGGGACATAGGCTGGGACAATCGCGCCGTCGGCGCCATGGCGGACAATTAATCGCATTTTTGTAGCGCCGGACGGGAGACTGAATGAATAGGGATATGTTGCGACCCACGACCCGCTGTGCCCGATTACGGTATCAGAGCCGTTGTAGTAGATTAGGAAAATTTGATACGATAGCGATTTTACCCTCGACACGGTGTACAATGTCCCGGCATTCAGTGTGATATAGTTCTTACTCCTAATGCGGGTTTCGGAAGGCACGAGTGACCCGGTCGCCTCATTGATAGTCCCCTGTTCCCAATCACTTGGGTGGGACGGGAAAAGGTTTGCCGACTGGCTGGTGACCGCCAGTTTGATGCTGTTATTGGCGGATAAGTCTATCGTACTCGCCTTGGCGTCAATTCGTCCGTCAGCAAACGCTGTGATGTTCTGCGCGCCGAGCATAAGGTCGTTGGCTGTTGTCAGGTTGATTTTCCCGCCAGACGCAACATTGATGTCGCCACCATTATTTACCTCAATATCGCCGCCATTAAGGACGTTGAGATTTCCGCCGTTTTGGACGTTAATATTTCCGTCAGCCGCAAGGTTGAGGTTTCCAGTCGCCTTGACTGTCAAATCTGTGCCGTCAATCGTGATGCCTGTGCTGTTGACGTAGCCCGCCGCTGTGAGGTAGGGCACCCAACCGCCCGTGCCAGCCGCCGTTGCCCGCTTCCAGATGTTTTTGTTTCCGGTGTCAAGCCACAGGTCGCCAGCCGCCAATGCCGTGGGCGTTGAACTGCCTACAAAGGTGTTGATTTTGCTGTTGGCTGTTGTCTGCGCCGCGAGTGCCCGTGTCAAGACAGGGTCAGTAAACGCTGTGTGCGCCTGTGTAGACACATTGGTGCATTTCCACACCTCAAGCGGGTTTGAATCTGTGTCATACCATAGGTCGCCAACCGCCGTGTAGGTGGGTTTTGTGGTTTGGTAGAACACTTGTACACGTGCCTGAAGCCCCGGCAATGTGTTAGCGACAAACGTGTTAAATGCCGTGTCATCGGTGTACTTGGTCGCCA